GCGATGCGCAAGCACGGCATTGAAGCGCAACCCGCTGATCCGCGAATCATCGCCGCCTCGGAAGCCGGTTATTCGGTTCAGACGATCGACGCGGCCTGCTCCGAAGCGAAAGCTGCGAAGCCCAACGAACGAATCTCGCCGCTCTACGTGCTGCGCATTGCTGAACGCTGGACTGCCGATGCAGCCAAGCCCCGCCCTGTCGCATCTGCTGGCCGCCCCGGCTTCACCAACGCTCGCGACGAAAGCCGCAAGCGCGCCTACGAAGTTCTCACCGGCAAGACCGCCAGCCAACCCGAAGTCCAACCTGCAGAGGTGATCAATGGGCACGTCAAGCTCATCGGCTGAACTCTGGCCTCAGGACGCCGCACCCCGTCATTGGGTCGCCGCGCTCTTCGAAAAAATGACCCGCATGTGGGGCAACACGTTCCTCGACAAGTGGCGCGACGTCGACCTCGAAGGCGTGATGCAGGAGTGGGGCAAGGGGCTGCGCAAGCTCTCGAGCGCGGAACTCAAAGCCGGTGTCGATTCGCTGATCACGCTCAAATTCCCGCCGAACCTGCCGGAGTTCTACGGCCTGTGCAAGCAGATGCGCCTGCACGAAATGCCGCGGCATGACTCGCTGACCGACCAGACCAAAGCGAACGTGCACGTCGTCGGCGAGCAGATGGCGAAGATGCGGGCAATCATGGCACCGCTCATGCAACCTCGGGAAATCACGGCGGAATGGGCCTACAAGGTCCTGATGCGCGGTGAGTCTGCATCTGGCAAGCCGTTGCCTTACGAGGTCGTGCGCTGCGCCTCTGATGCGATCACGTCGAGCGCTGGCCGCCGCGTGGTCGACGAATGCACCGATCCGGAATTGCAGGGCGAATACCGCCTGATTCGCGACGAGATCATCCGCGCCTATCGGGCATCGAATAAACCGCTGTGGGAGACGCCATGATCGCCACCACCACGCGCGTGAACGCATTTCTGCACGTCCTAAGGGGCTCCGCATGCTGACCATCGGCATTGATCCCGGCATCAGCGGCGCTATCGCCGTGATCGACCACAACAACCTGCCGCGCGTGTACGACATGCCTGTGCGGGCAAAGAAAGGCGCCGGAAAGGTGCGCAACGAAATCGACCCCAAGGGATTGCAGCGGGTGCTGCGCGAGCTCGTACCAGCCGATGAAACCGCGCTCGTGGTCATGGAGCAGATGCATGCCTTCATGGGCGGTGAGAAGCGCGTCGGCTCGATGGCGTCCCAGGCTTCGCTGGCCGCCACTAAGGCGGTCATCGTTGCGATATGCGAGATCAATGACCTCGACGTGATGTTCGTAACGCCGCGCGAGTGGCAAAGCCTGTACGGCATCAAGACGACGCAGACTGAGGACACGAAAAAGCAATCGCTGCGGATCGCGCGCCAACTCTATGGCATGGACTGGCTCCCGCTGGCGAAGCACGACGGCCGCGCTGACGCGCTGCTGATCGCGCGATATGGGCAGAGGCACTTCGCATGATCACGAACACGTTTCCAGACCGTCCAAAACTCGCGCGCTGCAGCGGCATCTGGTTCTGCACCGGTGGCTCTATCTCGGCAAGCGGGCCGACGATGAAGGCAGCCTACAACGAATACCAACGCCAAAAGCGTGTCATGGAACGCTGGTGCGAGACGGATGCGCACCGCAATACGCGCGATTGGCCACTTTGGGATAGATCGCTATGAACGTCCTCCAACTCGCCGGCTCCCTGCCGCGCGACCCACAGTTCCGCGCCTTCGTCGGCCAGTACATGGTCCCGCCGCGCGAGCCGACCGTCGATGAAGCCGCGGCGTTTATCCGCGAGGCATGCGGCGTCGATAGTCGGCGCGAGCTGGCGCGCGATCACGGCGCCGCGATTCTGTTCCATCGGTTCATTCGCCGGCCATTCGTTGCCTGGCGTGAACAACTCCAGGAGCCAGCCTAATGCCTTGCTACACACCCGATCCCGGCCCGTCGCCCGAAGAAATTCGCGAGGCCAAGATGCCTGCTGTTCTGTGCGGTCTGCTGCGCAAGCACGGTACGTCGATCCTCGATGGAGTCGATTGGAAAGAGGCTGGCGTGAGTCGCAATGAGGTCGAAGCGTGGTGGCGCGATCATCAGCGGAAAGACGAGGCGCGTCGCCGCCGTGACGCTAACAAGGAGCGCAAGTGACATGGACGGTCGCGCTTTAGCGGAGTACATCCGCGGCTTGATGGTCGGTCTGGCCGTCATGTTCCTCGCAATCGGTGCTGGCCTCGGATACCTCATCCCGTGGGCGTGGCATCACCTATCAATCGGGTGGAAATGATGTGCTCTGAAATCGATGCGCGCACGCGCGATAACCCTGAAGCCGCCATGCGGCATACGCAGATGCCCGAGTGGATGGATAACGCCATTGCACGCCACATCGAAGAAGCTGGCGCGAAGCAGGTCGTGATGGTGAACCCTTACCCGCACGCAAAAGGCCAGCAGGGCTTCGATAGCGCTGCGCACCGCGCATTCATGCGGGGGCTCGGCTGATGTGCTCCGGCAACCCCACCGAAATGCTTGATCTCGCCCGCGCTCGCCTGACGCCGGAGCAGTGGGCGAAGTTTGAGGCGGATTTCAAGCATCACTGCGATTACAGCGGGCTCGATGTGTTCAATCCGAACCTGCCGGATGGGAAGGTGGCCTGGTCGAAGTGGAGTTACCTCTGCGGGAAGGGGCTGTGATGCCGCTCCAAACATTCAAGCCTATGGCCGGCCGACCGGATCGGATGCGGCTGAACTGCGAGACGCCCGAGAACCAGTCGGTCAGCGGCAAGCGCGGCGGCAAGGCAAAGCTCGACGCGAACCAGATTGAGGCGATGTGGGATGAAGTCCAGGCCCACCGCGCAGCGACTCTCAGATGGACGCCGCCCGCCAGATGAGCACCACGCCACGCCGACGCGCACTCGGCCGCTCTGGTCATCTGCGGACGATGACCGAAACCAACGGGGAAACTATGGATCTGCGAACGCTCGAACCGAGACTCGAAAATTGGGCCCGCGCTCAGCGCTTCGGCGGATACGGCGGCGCAGACATCGCCTCGGCCGAAGGTCGCTACCGCGGCGGCGGCTGGCGGGAGCTGCGCCCGGCGCCTCCGGTCATTGACCATGCGGACGCGGTCAAGGTCAATAACGCGTGGCAGCGCCTCATGCCGCTCGATAAGGACGTGCTGAAGCTCTATTACGTGCGCCGCTCGCGTGTTGGCGAGATCTGCCGCGTTCTTCGGCTGAAGCAGGGCAAAGACAATGCCCACGTCTGGGACTTCGCCCTTTATCACGCCCAGATGGCGATCAGCGATCGGTTAGAGAAAGCAGATGGACTTGTAAACCCGATAAGACTGGCCTATACTCCGCCGCTATTGATGACCGATTCCGTCGATTGACGAGCAAAGCGACCCTTAGGGGTCGTTTTGTCTCTGCGATCCACCCGAAAGCCCGCAGGCTCCAAGCCTCGCGGGCTTTTTCATTTGGAGAGCCGCAATGCGCAAGTCTCTGCTGATCGCCGCCCTGAGCGCCTGCCTTCCCATGTTCGCTGTCGATGGCGAGGCCGCCGCGCTGCCGACCGACGCCGCGCCGAGCAGCACTGAGCCGGTGCTTGTCGTCGAATCGGGAAACGCTGCTGGTGGTGCCTCATCGGCAGAGCCGAACCCGGCAGTGACGTCTGCCGACGGTGCAGCAGCTGGCGATGGCGCGGGTGAACAGGGAAACGCATTGCCGGTGACGTCTCCTACCGATACCGCAGCGACTATTTCAACGGCAGCAGAAGATGCTGGGAGCGCGTCACAAGCGAACTCATCCATTACCTCTATCGGCACTGAACAGTCGCCGGTAGGCGTTGATATCGAAACGCGGTCTCTCGAAACGAAGACCTATGCAGACGGCTCTAGCGCGACCGGATACGGCCTTCCCGATGTATCGCCGCTCGACAATGCGACGGCGGTTGTCTCGACGGTACAAGTCGAGAAGGGTGAGCCGGGAAACGCCGATGCGAGCACGTCGCTCGCTGGTGCTGCTACCGATGCCAGTACGGCCGGTGACGTCCCAAACGCCGCTGCGTTGCCTGCGGCAAGCCAACCCGAAAGCGCCATTGCATCGTCTGCCCCGATTGCATCGCCCGTCGTCGACATCGTGGCGGCTGCGCCGGTAAGCGTGGCCACGCCGGCTGACCTGAGCGCGTTGGGAATCACGACGAGCGGCCCGGAATCGGAAGCGACGGCTCGTCAGTGGCTTGCCGA